ACAATCACTTTACCAGAGCAGTACAGTAATATAATAACAGCTAGAAGTCGTTATTACATTTGGCAGTTTAAAGAAAGCCCACAACAAGCAGCTTTCGCCTTGGATGATTATAAGAAAGGAATGAAACATATGAAATCTAATCTTATGAATCCAGCTCCAAAATATATGACAGATGATAGAACTTACTTTTAAAATATGGCACGTTCACAACCTTTTACCGTAGCATGTGCAGGTGGCTTAGTAACATCAGCTAACTCTATAGACTTGTTACGTACACCCGGAGTAGCTACAGTTTTACAAAACTTTGAAGTATCTATCGAAGGTGGATATAGACGTATTAATGGTTTTAGTAAGTTTGGTGCAGGAAGTGCAGTTCAACCTACAGGTAGCACAACAACTATACTAGGTACTCAACCCTATGCAGATGGTGTTGTAGTTACTGCAGGTACTAACATATACTTTACACAAGACGGTATTACATGGCTAACAATAAATAGATTATCTGCAGGTAGTGGAGATAACTATGCAACCTTTACAGGTAAAAGTATTGCAGCAAGAACTGGACAAGGACAATGCCAGTTTGCAATGTTTGAAGGTGCTGGACAAGACTATGGTACAATTATTATAGCCGATGGAGTTAATGAGCCTTTTAGTTTTAGAATGGAAGGTACAGGAGCTTTAAGTACAAGAACATACTTTACAGAAGAAATAACAGTTACAGGTACTAAAGGCGTACAGTTTATTACAAGCCACGACCATCACTTAGTAGTTGCTGGTGTTGAAGACAACGAAAACACCGTTTACTATAGTCGTAATAATATTCCTAATGACTTTACAGGCTCTGGAGCAGGTGCAGTAACTATATCAGATAAGATAGTAGGTATTAAAGGTTTCCGTACAGATTTATTTATATTCTGTGAAAACAGTATTCATAAACTTATAAACATCAATAACTCAAGTACAGTAGCAGTTATACCTGTTGCTGAAAGTGTAGGATGTTTAAGTGGCTATAGTATTCAAGAGATTGGTGGTGATTTAATATTTTTAGCACCCGATGGTTTAAGAACAGTTGCTGGTACATCAAGAATTGGTGACGTTGAGTTAGGTACAGTTAGTAAATCAATACAGCCTATTATAACAGAACTAGCACAAAATGTCAATGAATATACAATAAGCAGTGTAGTATTAAGAGAAAAATCACAGTATAGATTATTTTATACTGATACAGACTTGACAAATGCTTCACAAAGAGGTATAATAGGTACATTAAGACCTAATGGTTTTGAATGGTCTGAAATGCTAGGTATGGAAGTTACAGCCATAGGCTCTGGATTTGATACTAATGGTATTGAAAAATATTATCATGGTGATACAGATGGTTATGTTTATTTACATAACTCAGGTGATGACTTTGATGGTGCTGCAATAGATGCAAGATACCAAACACCTGATTATGATTACGGAGACTTTGGAACTTTAAAAACTTTACACTACGTTAAACTATCTATAGGTCCAGAGAATGAAGTACAGCCTTCAGTAAGAGTTAGATTTGATTACGATAGTAACGAAACACCACAACCCGAAGATTACTTATTAGACAGTGTACCAGCTCCATCTTTATTTGGTACAGCTTTATTTGGCACTGCAAAATTTGGAGCATCTGAACAGCCTTTAGTTAGGTTAGCACTTCAGGGTAGTGGTTACTCTAATAGCTTTAGAATATTAACAAACGATACAAACGCACCATACACTATAAACGGATTATACATAGATTACATTCCATCAGGTAGGAGATAAACACAATGGCAGGTTATACAAGACAAAGTACATTCGCAGACGGAGATACAATCACTGCTGCATTATTTAATAATGAGTACAACCAACTTTTAAATGCTTTCAGTAACACAGGTGGTCATAAGCATGATGGTACTGCAAACGAAGGACCAGTAATAGGTTTAATTGGTGATGCTGGTGAGACATCTCCAAACAATAAAGTATTAATAGATACTACCAATAACTATATAGAATTTTATGTAGAAGTATCTTCAGCACCTGTACAACAATTATATATTGCAGATGGAGCTATTATTCCTGTCACAGATAGCGACATTGACCTAGGTACAACAAGTTTAAGATTTAAAGATACATACACAGATACTGTTACTACTACCGGTAATGTAAGTATCGGTGGTGATTTAACTGTTACAGGTAGTGCTACTATCTCAGGTAATCTCACATTCGGTGATGCAGATACTGATAGTATTAATCTAGCTGCTGAAATTGATTCAGATATTATTCCTAACACTGATGGTACATATGACTTAGGAAGTGCTACAAAAGAATGGCAAGACCTTTATATTGATGGTACAGCTAACATAGATAGCCTTGTAGCTGATACAGCAGATATTAATGGTGGTACAATTGATGGTGCTACTATAGCAACTTCAGATATAACTGTAGGAGCTGGTAAAACTTTAAACGTTTCTGCAGGTACTTTAACACTTGCAGACAATCAAATATCAGGTGATAAAGTTGAAGGTGGTACAATAGCTGCAACTACTATCACTACATTAACTTCAACAACTGGTAACATTACTAACGTAAACGCTACAACTCTTGACACAACAAATCTTGAAGTTACAAATTTAAAAGCTAAAGATGGAACTGCTGCAGGTTCTATAGCAGACTCTACAGGTGTTGTAACGCTTGGAAGTTCTGTACTAACTACAACAGATATTAACGGTGGAACTATTGATGGTGTTACTATCGGTGGAACAACTGCAGGTGCTGTTACTTTTACAGATTTATCAGATGGTACAATAACAATTGCAGGATTTGCAGATGAAGATAATATGTCTTCAAACTCTGCAACGCTTTTACCGACTCAACAATCTGTAAAAGCTTATGTAGACTCTCAGGTGACTGCACAGGACTTAGATTTTCAAGGTGATACAGGTGGTGCCTTAAGCATTGACCTCGACTCAGAGAGCCTTACAATCGCTGGTGGGACAGGTTTAGATACTGTAGGTTCAGGCAATACTGTAACAATTAATATAGATTCTACAGTTGCTACATTGACTGGCACACAGACTTTAACAAACAAAACATTAACAACTCCAGTTATTAGTTCTATATCTAATACTGGTACATTAACTTTACCAACTTCAACAGATACATTAGTTGGTAGAGCTACAACAGATACTCTAACAAATAAAACACTTACAAGCCCTGTAATCAATACAGGTGTATCTGGTACAGCTTTCCTTGACGATGATACTTTTGCAACTGCAAGTGCTACAACATTAGCTTCTTCAGAATCTATTAAAGCTTATGTAGATACTACAGTTGCTGCAACTAATGAAGTTGTTGAAGATACAACTCCACAGTTAGGTGGTGATTTAGATACTAACGGTAATGACATATTATTTGGCGATAACGACAAAGCAGTCTTTGGAGCTGGTTCAGATTTACAGATTTATCATGATGGGTCTCATAGTTATATTAAAGATGTTGGCACTGGTACTTTATACATAGCAGGAGATGCTGATATAGGTTTTACAAATGCAGCAGTAAATGAATGGAAAATTAAGGCTTCTACTAATGGAGCAGTAGAGCTTTATTATGATGGTTCAACCAAACTTGCCACAACCTCAACAGGCATAGACGTAACAGGCACAGCCACAATGGATGGTTTGACTGTTGATGCCTCTAGTGCTGAACTTCAAAAAAACACTGGAGCAACTTTTGTTATTGGAACAAAAGACACTGCTGGCTTAAGTGCCTCTCCTATATATACAGATTTAAAATTTGAAGGTTGGAATAACAGAACAAATTCTTTATTAAGAAGTTGGGATGAATCAAATAGCACTGGATTTGGTCGATTAGAAGTACACACCAATGACAACGCATCATTAAAACGCAGAGCATTGTTTGATTACAACGGAGACATCTCCTTCTACGATGATACAGGAACTAGCCAAGCTCTATTCTGGGATGCAAGTGCTGAGAGATTGGGTATTGGAACGACTTCGCCTCAAACATCTTTGTCGATTGAAACATCTGGCACTCAGGATGTTGTATCGCCTGTTGTTACTGGGCAGACAGCAGGTGTTACTTACGGTGGCCTATACACTGTTCGTGACGGTGCTGGTGACCAACGTGGATTAGACTTAAAGGTCTATACAGCCAATGTCGGTCTAAACACAGCCATGAGAATAGACTCATCAGGCAACGTTGGAATTGGAACGGATAGTCCTAGTGTTGCTTTAGATGTAAATGGTGATTATCAAGGTGCAGGAAATATAATTACAAGTAGTGGTTTTATTCGCAGCCCTGATGGAAGTGCTGGTACTCCAAGTATTCAACCAGGTGTTGATGCAGATACAGGATTTTTTAGACCAACAACAAATAATATAGGTTTTAGTACAGGTGGCTCAGAAGCCATGCGTATTGATGCTTCAGGCAACGTTGGAATTGGAACTGATAGTCCATCAAATGCTTTAGATATTACAAGAGCAAGTGGAACAAAAACTGCTATAAGATTATTACAGACTGGTTATGAGTCTTGGGAAGTTGGTATACCCGCAGGTAATACTGCATTAACTTTTGCTAATAGTGGCACAGAAAGAATGCGACTTGATTCTTCAGGCAACTTGTTGGTGGGGACTACTAATACAGACCCAACATTTAATAGAGTAGACGGTATAAATATTTCTAATCAAGATGCAATTTTTAGTAGAGGTGGAGCTGCTTGGGATTTAGGAAGAAATAGCACTTCAGGAGTTCATATAGCTTTTTACACTGACAATGGTTCAGCTAGGGTTAGTGCTGGAAATATATCATCTGATGGCTCTACAACATCCTATACCACCTCATCTGATGCAAGACTCAAAGACGTTACAGGCGAAGCTAGAGGATTAGAAGTAATCAACGAACTCAACCCAGTAGCTTACAACTGGAAAGCAGATGGTAAAGCTGACGAAGGTCTTATAGCTCAAGAAGTACAAGAAATAGTACCAAATGCAGTATCAGGTTCAGAAG